CCTAAGAAACTCAATAGAGTAAAAGTGCGGCCCTTTGGATATTATACAGATAATAAAGGAGAACTCCCTACGAGCGCACTACCGTGGGCTCAAGTGATGATGCCGACCACTTCCGCATCCCAGAAAGGGAACGGTTCTTCTCATCAGTTAGAGAAGGGATCCTGGGTCGTTGGATTTTTTAGAGATGGGCCTTCGGCACAGGACCCTATGGTGATGGGTTCTATATCGTCTAAGACTGATGGAGAGATAGACGTCCCGAGTGAACACACCACTACTAGAAAAGTCTATAAGAGTAAAGCTGGGCACTTAATAGAAATAGAAAATAAAAGTGGAGAAGAAGAAATAAAAATCACCCACGGTACTAGTAATATATCTACTATTACTTTTGATAAAGATGGAGACATCCAAATAAGAGCGCCGCGAGTATTTATTAATGGAACTAAAACATAATACTTTACTTTTAATTAATTTTATGTTATAATAATATGAGTCAAACTATAAACATACCTTGTTCGTCCGTAATACTTCCTACTAAGGGAGATTTAACTAATATCTTTATCCAACTCGCGAACTCACAGAATAAAGAAATTCAAGAACTCCTAGATGAGATAGATTCCTTATTAGGGAACTTCCCTATTACTGTGTCGAAACCTCTTTATTCTTCTTTAGATATACCAGAGTTTGAATGGGAGAAAAAGATTACTGCGATTCACCAAGAATACCATCTCTTCGTCCAAGTTAAAATACTAGAACTTATAAACGATATAATTCCTATCTCGTTTGAAATCCCTATCCCTGGATTAGGAGTAGATATAGATATTTTAAAATTCTTTAGTGACCCCAATTATATTATAACACTAAAAGCGCAAATAGTAAAGAGAGTTGATATACTTTATAATCTAATTCCCGACCCTTATAGAACGTTCGATGGAGAGTATGGGTTTGTCTCAGACGATTTAAAATTAGAAGTAGTAATGAGTTATATAATGAGTAAATTAAATAAAGGCGCCCTTGGACTCATACACGACGCGGCGGGGAAATTAATAGAGAAATTCGAAGAGATATGGTCCGCACTCGGTCTCCCTAATCTCCCGACGTTAACCGATTTAAGTATAGAGAATATAATCAAAGAACTAATAGACAGCTTACGCGACGATTTACGAGACGCGTCCAACGAAGAGAAAGAAAAGATTAGAAAAGAGATAATAGAACTTTTAGAGGAGATAGAAGTAGTCGGTTTTAAATTAATGGATATACTAGGGGGTAAACCTAATGAGTTTATAATTAGTGACGAAAGAACTATGGATAGATTTATGGAGGCGTTAAGAGATTTTGGAGAGAACTGGCCTAAGTATCTAATCCAAGAATGGTTAAATAAAGTTAAAAAGTTTTTGGACGCGATTGGTTTAGGGAAGATACTGGACTTCGTGTTCTTTGACTTCTGCGACTTTCTTACTTTAATAGGACTACCAAAGACTATTAACTTAACTACCCCTATTACTATTGCACCTCTTTTAAATCCAGGAAAAAATTCTCTACCAGGACTTACTAGAAATATAACCCCGTTATCAGGAGATCCAGGAAGTCGCGATGTGTATACTTTTACCAGGGTGAAAGATCAGTCCATAATTGGGGGGCTTGACAATCAGGGTTCATTTATGACGCTCAACTCTGATCCGTTTAAGGTGTTGGTAGATAATATATTGACTACAGAGTTTACTCGTGAGGGTAATAATATTATACTACAAAACAGCACAAATGTAAACCAAAATATAGTAATCATTGTTTAAAAGGTTATAAATAAGTATATGTCACAAAGAACAGAACATATTAGTATATCGGGAAAGAGTGTTACAGATTTAACAGCTCGTAAGAAAGGTTATAGTGATTTAGATTTAAAATTAACCTTGCACCCCTTTAGAAAGGATATAGTTCCTTTGAGAGATTCAGAGGCTGTAAAGAACTCGGTAAAGAATTTAATTCTTACTAATTTCTTTGAACGTCCTTTCCAACCTTCTATAGGTGCAAATTTAAAAGCTTTGCTCTTTGAACCTATGGACGTCGTGACTGAAATATCACTCAAAGAAAATATAGAAGATGTGATATTAGAAAATGAACCGCGTATTCGATTAATAGACATAGGCGTAAAAGGTAATAAAGATAATAACAATTATAATATCACAGTTAAATATTTAATAAGACAAACTAACGAAGTTGGTTCAGTCCAAGTAAAATTAAAAAGGTTAAGGTAAGATTATGGCAAGTAACTTAAATGTCACAGAATTAGATTTCGAAGAAATAAAAAAGAATTTAAAAAACTTTCTAAAAGCACAGAGCGAGTTTAATGATTATGATTTCGAGGGTTCGGGTTTAAATGTACTCTTAGATGTTCTCTCTTATAATACACATTATAATGCAGTCGCCGCTCACTACTCTTTAAATGAGGCGTTTTTAGATTCAGCACAAATAAGGGGTAATGTAGTCACAAGAGCTAAACTCTTAGGTTATACTCCTCGTTCTGTTTTATCTCCAAGGGCCACTATTAATCTGGTAGTAAACGCGGAAAACGAAAGTGGTGATAGACCTCCCTCAGTTATTTTAAAAAGAGGAACTAAATTTACTTCAGAGGCCTCGGGTGTTACATATGACTTTTCGACACTAGATAATTTATCCGCACAATTAGATACAGCCACTAATACATATACTTTTAATAATGTCCAATTGGCCGAAGGTCGTCACAAGTCTTTACTGTATAGAGTAGACAATGATATAGACAACCAGAAGTTCCAACTTTCTGATAAAGACGCTGATACTTCTACACTCAGAGTGAGAGTACAAGAGAATGAACAATCAACTTCTTATCAAGTATATACTAAGTTCGAGTCACTTTTAAAAGTGGATGAACTTTCTCAGATATATTACCTACAAGAAAATCCGAATGGTTTTTATGAGATATACTTCGGTGATGGAGTTACTGGTAAAAAACCCGTCAATGATAATATCATTACTGTCGATTATGTATATACTCATGGAGAAGATGCGAACGGTGCAAGTAATTTTACTTTCGCAGATACGATAGTAGGTTTAACCAGCGCATCTGAATTTAGTACTACTGTAGTGGCCAATGCCGCTGGTGGTACAGAACAAGAGAGTATCGAGTCCGTACGATTTAATGCTCCTTTAACTTTTACTTCTCAGAATAGAGCTGTAACAGCTGAGGACTATAAATCTATTATACTTAAATCTTTTTCCAATATCTCTTCTATCTCAACATGGGGTGGAGAAGATAATGAACCAAGAGATTTTGGAACTGTATATGTCGCGATTAAACCTTTGACCGCACAGACTTTAACTGCCATAGAAAAAGAACAAATAAAAGATAGTATTTTAAAAGGGAAGAATGTAGTTAGTATTACACCAGAGATAGTGGACCCTAACTTTACATTTTTAGAATTAGATGTTTTCTTTAAATTTAATCCTAACTTAACAGATAGAACTGCGGCAGAATTAGAATCACTTATAGAAGATGTCATATCAGATTATAACTTTAATAACTTAAATAAGTTCGACGGTGTTTTAAGACACTCGCAGTTACTTAAATTTATTGACAGTTCTGATCCTTCTATTTTAAACAGTACAGTTATACCTTATATGTTTAAGAATATAACCGCAGGTACTGTAAAGAAAAATAACAACTTTAGTTTGTCCTTTGCCGCTCCTTTCTTTGAGAGTGGTAACTCGACAGACTTTATTTTAAATTCATCAGCGTTTAAGATACAGTCAGGTGGTCCAGATTGTTTCTTTGGAGATATACCAATTGCAAATTCTAATAACAGACAAGTTATAATTTATAAAATAGTTGATGGTAAAAATGTAACTGTAGAAAATGATTGTGGTACTATTACTCCTTCAACAGGAAAGATAGAGTTAAATAACTTTACCACACTTGCAGATAATACTGTGATTAAATTAACTCTTACTCCAAACTCATTGGACATTGCACCGAAGAGAGACCAGTTATTGGATATCGATAGTAATTCAGTAACAGTGAAGGCACAAGTAGATACTATTTCTACTGCAGGGTCAAGTGGTTCAATTAATTATAATGTAAACTCAAGGTTAAGATAATATGTCAGAAGATAGTTTTTCACCAGGATATGTAGAAAGTATAACTTCTACTAAACGAAAGTCCAAAGAAGATTTAAGGATAGATGAATTAATCCCTGGAGAAATACAAAACAATATTGGCGAAGGTGGTATTAAAACACTTTTAACAAAGTACTACGAGTTCATGAATATGGACGAGTTTACATATCAGACAACAGAAACCTTTGATGATATTATTCTGGACGGAAGGGCAGTCTTTAGATATCCCGACCCTGATAGTACAGGTACATCTTTCTTTACAGACGACCAAGGTTCAAACTCAACATTAGTAGTAACAGATGCCAGTGGTAATAAAACAACTATACCTTTAACTGCCTCTAATGTTTCTATCACTAATGGTAATAATCTTCCAGGTTCACTTGCAAAGTCCACATCGCAGATAGGTAAGACTTTTACTGTACAAGGTTTAGGTTCACATAATACAAGTAGTGCAAAACTTACCACACTTATTAGAAATTGGGTAGGTCCTGGTCCTTCTTATATTTTAAATGCATTAGAAGATGCAATGGATATTGATAAGAACTTAGACCAAGATGGACAACTATCACAAGATTATTTAGAAATGATGCAGAAAGAAATTGCTGCATCCATACCAGCAGACTTACAGGCAAACAAGTCAGTACTCTATAAGAGAATTATTGATTTTTATAAAGTCAGAGGTAGTGATGATTCCATTGAAACTTTCTTTAGATTATTCTTTAATGAAGAAGTAGAAGTGGAACGACCTTTTGATAAAACGCTTATTCCATCTGCAGGTAATTGGAATCCAGGAATCAATCAGTTTACTTCTACCAAAGGTTTTTTATCTGAGAAAGATATTAGACTACATGACTCACTTCGTTACCAGAAATATTCATACTTAATTAAGTCAGGTAGAAACATAGACGATTGGAGGGATACCTTTAATAAACTTGTGCATCCAGCCGGGTTTATATTCTTTGGAGAGATTTTAATTCTCTTACAAATAACAAGAGCAGCCTTTGGAGATAATACCAGACCAATTACAGTTAAGACTAGAAATCCACAAACTGGTTTATTAGTTGATCAATTGGTTGATGTATTTACAAATGATTTAGACATTAGAAAAACACTTTCATCTATGCCGGGTATACAACCTGGGGTAATAGGTGCAGAAGATTTACCTTTACTCATAGAATTGTTTATCTCAATGTTTACACCTAATCCAGAGGCTCGTATCAATAGAAGAGCAATACTTTCTCCCGTTATTAATAGTAGTGGTGTAATTACTTCCATAGTAGTTGCACAAAAAGGTTTTGGTTATCCAAGTGCACCGACAGTTAGTATTTCAGGAACAGGAAGTAATGCGGCGGCCACTGCAGTAATAAATTCTGATGGAGAAATTGTATCTGTTACTGTTAATAATGGTGGTAGTGGTTATACTACGGCAGATGTTTCTGTAGATGTTCCTAAGAATAATTCAAATGTAGATATCAGTGGTAAGGTTGGTAGTATAAAAATCTTTAATAGAATAAAAAGAAGTTATAGAGTTCCACCAGTAATTTCTATAGCAGAACCCTCTGCAGTTGATAGTAATGGTAATCCTCTATCAAGTAATGTAACGGCCACAGCCAACTTTGTAATGGAATCAACATCTTTAGATATTGTAAAAATGATAAATGGTGGAAGTGGTTATACTTCTGAACCTACTGTAACAATTTCTGGTAATGCAACTGGTCGTGCAATAGTACAAGAAGGTAAGGTAACTGGTATTGAAGTTTTAAGTAAAGGAAGTGGATATACTACAACACCAACTATTACAATTTCTGGTGGAGGTGGTAGTAGTGCTACTGCCCTAGGTCTTTTGACACCAACAAAAATTAGTAGTATAAATATTAGTAATGCCGGTAATGGTTATATAATTGACCCTAAAGTTTCCATACTAACAACAAGTATAGAAGAGCACCGTGCAAGAAAAACTGATTTAATTTTAAAAGTATTATTAAATCATTTAACTCAAACAACAAACAATTACTTTAATAGTAAGGGTAATAGGTTTGGTTTAACACCATATACATATGATAGTAATTTTACTATTAACGAAATAGGTACACAAACCATACAAAACTTAAATATAAATAGTATAAATAGTAATAACACAAATAGTTTTATAACACTAGATTAATAGGATAAAAAAATGGCAGCAATAATTACAACCCCTTTTAGAGTTCTTAATGCAGAGAACTTCAAAGAAGATGTCGCTGATTCAAATAATAGTGTCTATGTTGCAATAGGAAAATCAGACGCATGGTCTGATAGTGTTTCCACAACAACAGATAGTACACCAACAGTACCGACAGATAATATCGATGCAGTTAATGAGGCTCATCAAATGATTATAGGTATGAAAAGAATTCAGTCAGGAGACATTTCACATGTAGTCCCAAGGATAGATTGGGAGGACGGAACGGAATATGTCGCATACGATTCAGATTTAACTAATCTTTTTAATGAAAGATTTTATGCAGTAACATCTGAATTTAAAGTTTATAAATGTTTAAAGGCAGGACCTGGAAACTCAACAGTACAACCAGTTCATACTGGAGTTGATCCTGTAACAGATAACACAGATGGTTATACATGGAAATATATGTATACAATTACTACAGCAGATTCAGAAAAGTTTTTAACTAAATCTTTTATGCCTGTACAAACATTACCATTTAATATATCAGGCGGTACTGCGGCAACAACACTTGCAAGTACTAATGTAAACTTCCCTCAACAAAATTCACAAGTACTATCCTATAATTCCTCAAAGGCTGCCGGAATTGAAAGGATTGAAGTCAGTGCAGGTGGAAGTGGTTATACATCAGATCCAACAGTTACTATTACAGGTGATGGTACTGGTGCAACTGCAACTGCTAATAGAACTGGTAATGTTGTTACATCAATTACTATTACCGATAAAGGTACTGATTATACAATTGCTGATGTAACAATTACTGGCGGTGGTGGTTCAGACGCCACGGCAAGAGCAGTCATAGCTCCTCCAGGAGGACATGGTGTTGATCCTGTAAGAGAACTCGGTGGATTTTTTATTGGACTTAATGCGCAATTAGATTCAGCTGAGGGTGGAGACTTAACTGTAAACAATGACTTTAGACAAATATCAATTATTAAGAATCCTTTTAAGAGGGCAACTAATACAGATAGTGGTCATACTTCAGAAGATAATGGAGCAGTTACAAATACAGTTGCAACGGCCTCTACATTAAAAGGACTAAAATATTTACAAATGGCATCAGGTGCATCATTTACTGGTTTCCAAGTGGACCAAGTTATTAATGGTGGAACATCTAATGCACAGGCTTACTTAGTAGAAATTGATACTACTAATGAAAGATTATACTATTACCAAAATAAGAAAACAGGATTTAAACAGTTTGCTGATGGTGGTGAAACTATTACAGGATCAAACCCATCGGGTGGTTCTGCAAGTAGTGACTCATCAGATGCAGTTCAGAATTCAGAGTTTGTAGAAGGTAGTGGTCAAATGGTATTCTTAGAAAATAGAGCTCCTATTTCAAGAACATCATCGCAGATTGAAGATATTAAATGTATCATAGAATTCTAATTGAATTCATTATATAAAAGAGAGAAATTAAATGGCAGATAGAGATACTATAACAAATGTAAAAAATTATAACGTCACTCCTTATTACGACGACTTTGATGAAACTAAAAATTATCATAGAATTCTTTTTAAACCTGGGTTCGCAGTTCAGGCCAGAGAATTAACACAATTACAAACTTCATTACAAAATCAGATTGATAAAGTAGGTCAGGCATTTTATGGAGATGGTGATAGAGTTTTAGGTGGTAAAGGAACTTTACTTGCTGGAAATAAGTTTGAATACATTAAGTTAAATCCACAACACAGTGGTACAAACATTGCCTCATATGTAAGTGAGTTTGCTGGAACAAAAATTACTGGTGCAAATAATAATGTAGTTGCAGAAGTATTAAAAGTAGTTGCGGCCGAAGGTAGTGATCCAGATACTCTCTATGTTAAATATTTAGATTCAGGTGATAATAAAACAACAAAAAGATTTGTTGATGGCGAAGTAATTCAATCTAATGCCGGTACACCAAGAAGTGCAACCATTGGTGGTGCAAGTTCAGTAGGTAAAGGTTCTGCATTTAATATTGAAGAAGGCATTTATTATATCTCTGGTTCGTTCGTTCATGTACCAAAAGAAACAATAGTACTTGACAAATATACAAACACTCCAACATATATTATTGGATTACAAGTTACTGAATCTACAAGGTCATCAACTGATACAGGATTTAGTGATTTAGTAGATAACGCACAAGGTAGTCCAAACGAATCCGCGCCTGGTGCAGATAGATATGTAATTGACACTCAACTTATAAAAGAATCAGATATTACTCTGGCAAGTAGAACAGTAAATCAATACATACATTTAATGACAGTAAAGAATGGTACTGTATTAAGAAAAGATGAAAATCAATTAAACACAGAATTTTTAAATAGATTAGAAACAAGAACAGAAGAAACTCATGGCGACTACGCCTTAACTCCTTTTATTTTAGATATTAAAGAACATAAAAGACAAAACAATAATAAAGGATTTCTTGCAAATGGTGATGTCAATAAAATCGCAATAGGTATTGAACCTTCAATTGCATATATTGATGGTCGTAGAGTAGAAAAGACAACAACAGAACATGTAGTATTAGATAATATTAGAGCAAACTCAGCCACTAGAAGTGCGACCAATATAAGAAGGTCTGTAGGGTTTGGTAACTTTATTAAATTAGATGCATCTACTACAGAAGGTACTCCAGACATAAATGGATTTACAACACTTAATTTAACCAATGATGCTGGTGATGTACAGGCAACTGCAAGGGCAAGAGGTTTTGAATTTAATTCAGCCGAATCAAGTTTTGAGTTACATCTATTTGATGTCCAGATGGCAAGTAGTAGTACTTCATTTTCAAATGTAACCAAAGTAGTACAAGGTAGTTCATTTGCTGCAGACTTATTACCATCGGCCGATGGACAAAGATTTGAAACTGGTGATAATTTACTAGTTTATAAATTACCATTCGAGGCAGTATCTACATTAAAAAATGATGCTGGTAACTCTACACTTAATGTTCAAGTTAGAATGAGACTAACAGGAAATAGTAATGTTGCAAATGGTTCTGTTATATTTAATATACCAACAGGATTTAGTCTTGCGAATGATGACGATATTATTGTTCATGCAGGAGCGTTAACAGATGATATTGATTCTATAGAAGTTGCTGATGCCAATGTTACAGATAACACAAGTTCAATCACAGTTGCAAACTTAAAACTTTCTGGAGAGAATAATTCAAATTCAAGTTATAATGGAAAGGCAGCAACTGCAATAGTAACACTATTAAAACAAGGTGACATTGCAAAATCAAAAGGTTCAGTAGTCACAGTTACTAATGAATCAATTACTGCTGATGGTTCGGCATCGTATGATTTGTCAAATGTTGACATTGTTGAATTAACTGAAATTACAGATGTTAATGGAGAAAATGTTACTGATAAATTTATTCTCGATAATGGTCAAAGAGATTCATTCTATGATAGAGGAAAGATTATTCTAAAAGGTGGACAGTCAGTCCCTGCAGGAGCAATGCAAGTAGATTACAAATGTTTTGAACATACTGGTACTGGTAATTATTTCTCTGTTGATTCTTATTCTGATTATACAAGTATTCCAACATATAAAGGTTTACAGTTAAGAGATTGTTTAGACTTTAGGCCATCAGTTACTACAAATGTTTCACAGAATGCTGATTCACAATTTACACATGCTGATGCAGAAAGTTTAAAAATAATACAACCTACTGGTAATGTAACCATAGGAGAAATTAGTTTCCATTTAAGAAGAATTGATAAACTATTCTTAACTAAAAGAGGACAATATAAATTAGTATCAGGTATACCATCATTGTTCCCAACAGAACCAGATGAAATAAAAAATTCAATACACCTTTATACAATCTTTTTAAATCCTTATGTCTTTGATGTAGGAGATGTAATACCTGTCAAGATAGACAATAAAAGATATACCATGAGAGATATTGGTGGTCTTGAAAAAAGAGTTCAAAGGTTAGAATACTATACATCATTATCACTATTAGAAAAGGCTGCAAAAGATGCACAAATTCTTGACACTAATAATAACCAAAGATTTAAAAATGGATTTATTGTTGATGGTTTCTTTGGCCATAATATTGGAGATGTTTCGCATCCGGATTACGATATCGCAGTAGATAAAGTAAATGGTATATTAAGACCTAAATCTGATAATAGAAATATAAATTTAGTCAGAGGTACTGGTGACGAACCAGCAAACATGGCTGCAGCCATATCAGCA